TAAACTATTCAAATGGAAACTTTGCTACATTTGATGATGGTGTTCCTGTTGATATAGGAATGACGCTAAGGTTTATGGAAGTTGAGATTCTTCATAAGAAACTCATCGATGAAGGGTACTGATTATGGCTGGATACTTTTCAAACTTTCCAATTATACGATATAGCCTTGATGATTCTGCATCAGATAATATTCAGTATGTGACCAACATACTGCAACGGTCAACTTTTCTAAAAGAAGTACTTGATAACTCTGCATTGTATTATCAATATGAGATGAAAGACGGCGAAACAGTTGAACAAATTGCAGATAAATTATATGGCGATTCAAATAGACATTGGGTTATATTACTCTTCAACAAAGTAACAAATCCGAACTATGAGTTTCCTTTGACTGCTGAAGAACTTGATTCATATATTGAGAACAAGTATGGTATATCCGTTACTGAATCACAAGTCACTATTCATCACTATGAGCAACAGATTGTACGATCAACAGTTCTAAATGGATTGACAACAGACACAAACACTGATGTGTATACAGTAAGTGAGTATTCTGCAAACTATGATACTGGAGAACTTACACCAAGAACGTTACCAACATTATATTCCCCATCAGAAGTGTCTACAGAACAAATACCATTGAATCCTCCTGCCAATACATTGTTTCTTGTACAAACCTCTTCTATTGCGGCAGTTTCTATCTATGATTATGAGGCGCAGCTGAATGAAGACAGAAGAAAGATTAATCTACTTGACGCATCATATATCTCAAAAGTAGAAACTGAATTTAAGAGATTGATGTCGACAAATGGCTGAAAAATCTGGGGCACTGACAAGTAAAGATTATGAGGTCAAGAGGCTTGAGATAGTCGCGTCTGGTGGACAACCACCAATTGACATTCGAACCAACTATGTTCAGTTACAAATATTCCAAGATTTATATTCAAGCGTTATGTCTGGCAATATTCTAATCAACGATGGATCTGATTTGTTTAGCAACTTCTTCTTTTGTGGTAACGAATATCTGAGAGTTATCATAGACAAACCTGGGTTAGGCATACCGATAGATAAGTTGTTTAGAATATACAAGGCAACAGACAGAGCAAAAAGCGGAAACTCCAGTCAGAAATATGTTCTACACTTTTGCTCTGATGAATTACTTTTGTCTAATTCTACGCTGGTCAGTAAAGCGTATAAGAATCTCAGCGCGACAGATATTATCGCAGATATCCTCACTGAATATCTACAGGTTCCAAGTAAAAAGATTAGCTCTATTGAAGAAACCAGTGGTGTATTTGATATCGTTATTCCATCATATAGACCGATGGAAGCAATACAATGGTTGACTTCTCTCGCATACAAAGACGGCAGTGATTTCTGTTACTTTTTCTTTGAGAACAGTAAGGGGTTTAATTTAAAATCTCTACACTCTATGTACAAAAACACTGCAGTGAAAAAACTAAAATTTGAACTGAAAAACACCGACTCGCCAGACACGGCTACGAACAGAGACTCTATTGAGAAGTTTAAAATAATCAATGACTTTGATAGCATCATGGGCACAACGAACGGGGCGTTTGCCTCTAGGTTACTTGCTGTTGATATTTTCTCTCAAAAGTTTGACGACTATCTGTATAGTGTTGATCAAGCTGAGGGAGAAAATCTTCTGCTAAACAAATACAAGACTGTAAATTCTTTGCCACAATCTGATGGTATTTCTCAGACACAGGCATATAATTCTTTGTTTAAGTGTTATGCTGTGTCAAGAGAAAATGACAAGAAAAAGCAACACAACATAGATAAATGGATGATGCGAAGAGCGCAGCATATGTCTCTAATCAATACCTTTAAGTTTGAGGCAGTAATTCCTGGTGATACTTCAATGAATGTTGGTGATGTTGTGCAGTTTGACTTCCCGAAGTTCGTAGCACCAGATGAGTCTGGGAAACAAAATGATGAGTTCAGAACTGGTAAATATCTTGTGTCTGCAATAAATCATAGGTTCTCAGAAGATAATTACGTTTGCATTGCAGAGTTTTGTTCAGATTCTTTCTCAAAGCAACTCCCAACCGCAAGCTCGAATGCAACAAAAGCGATAAGAGACGATCAATAATGCCAGGGCCATCTAAGAAGTTTATTGGATTAGAAGGATTCGTCTGGTATCTTGGCGTTGTCGAGGACAGAAACGACCCTGAACAACTTGGTCGAGTTCGTGTGCGCTGCTTTGGTTGGCATGATGCAAACAAAGATCTCATTCCAACCGATGCACTGCCATGGGCCCACCCAAGTCATCCAGTAAATAATCCAGCAACATACACTCCAAAAGAAGGAGATATGGTATTTGGATTTTTCCTTGATGGTGATTCTGCGCAAAATCCTGTTATCATTGGAGTATTACCTGGAAAGCCAGAGGCAAAACCAGATTACACTATTGGATTTAGTGATCCTAACAAGAAGTATCCAAAAAGAATAAATGAGCCAACAACCTCTCGATTAGCAAGAGGAAGAGTTGACGATACCATTGTCGAGAAACGAAAGAGAAATCAAAAGAAGAACATAAAATCAGCTGGCGGTGTTACCTGGAGCGAGCCTGCACCCGCATTTGCTCCAAAGTATCCATATAACTATGCGCATGAAAGTGAGTCTGGCCATGCTTTTGAACTTGACGATACTGCTGGAAAAGAAAGAGTAAGCCTTGCTCACAAAACTGGCACAGGCATTGAAATGGATAGTATGGGAAGTCGAGTAGACAAAATCGTCAAAGATAATTATACAGTAATTATGGGAAGCGACTATGTGTTTATTGGTGGCACTTGTTCTGTCACAGTAGATGGCAATTGCAATCTAAAAGTTGGTGGAAAATTGAATATTGAGGCAAGTGCTATAAATATGGCAGCTTCAGGCGCAGTGAAGATAAAAGGTTCTGATGTGAAAATTGAGGCCACGGGTAGTATGGATCTCAAGGCAGCATCAGCATTCAGGGCTGGTGGAGCAGTGGCATCATCTTTAACTGGAGTGAGTCAAGTAACGCTGCAGGCTATGAATATTGACCTTGCAGGCTCTATGGTGAACTTACAACAAGGTTCAGCTGATCAACCAAAGGGAACTGGCCTTTCTGTTGGAAGCTCAAGTGCTGCGCCCACTACTAACACTACAACAACGGCAGCCACAGCGGCGTCCTCTGTTGGTAAATCAGTTACTGGTGGAACATCATTGAATAACCCAACATACACACAAGCTCTAGCAGAAATAGACAAAGCAACAAAGGATCTATCTTCTGGATTAGCAATTGGAGAATTGATTCCAAAAATGGAATCGTTTGAATCGTCAATTAATAGTATGTCTGGTGACATACTGTCGCTTGAGTCTAATTTGTTGACTGTTGTTAGGGATGGTAATTTATCCGTAACAGAAAAAGCTAAAGAATTTGGAATAGATGTTGCTTTGGTTGATACAATGCTTCCTCAGAGCGAACTCTTCACTAGATCTGGAGAATATGTACCAGGAAAGCAATTGTTCCCAAGAACTGAATATGTGTTGAAGATAGAGGGTGAATAATGTCAATATCTAAAGGAGCAGTAATAAAGCTCATTCTGAAATACATCGGTGGCAATCCACTGATGCAAATACCCACAACAACTGTATCAGGTCAGCCAGTGGCGATACAAGCTGGTCTTGGGGGTGTTGTTTCTTCTTCGATACAACAAGCAGCTGGCCTTGCTTCTCAGGCTGCAGGATTATCTGCTCAATTAACTTCTCTTTCCTCTTCAATAGGCGCTGTTGATCTTGTCAGTCAATTCTCATCAATAACAAACACACTAACGGGCGGTCAACTTTCAGCTCTTACTGATGTGACTTCGCAAGTTAGCGGATTGAGTGGGTTGACTTCTCAGCTGACAAATTTTGCAACAGCTGCTCTGGATTCTGGTGCATTAAACACAGAGCAAATATTAGCAGCTGATCAGATATTGGGATTGACCAGACAAATATCTTCTATATCAACTGAATTAAATGGACTATCAAGCACTAGCGGATCTGTGACTGGATTAACACAGCTGGCGCAAGATATAGGAAACTATTCTGGTGGACTACAACAGGGATTATCTCTGGCTTCACAAAACCCTCTTTCTAGTGTATACAGCAGCACAAGCTCGACGCTATCTTCATTCACACAAAATAGTTATTCTGGACTAGATTCTCAGCTTCCAAATATAGCATCAAATCCTGCATTAAGTGGTGCGTACAGCGCATTGAAAGCGTCTCTTGGTGGCTCTGATGGATTAACTGGCGCAGTTTCCCAGATAAATGCACACAAAGAACATACTGATAGGCTATCTGGGATAACCTTATCCAGCGAAAGCGATTACTATACCACACAGGAATCTGGTTCTGAATATGCATATTACTACGATCTTCCCCTAAATACTTGGAAAGATGTTATCTCATTTTCCGCAAAAACATTTCGATCAGCTAAGTATTTTATTCAAGGCACATCTAACAACGAACATCAATCTTCTGAAATCTTTGTGATTCATGATAACGTTCGTGTGTATACTCGCGAAGTTGATCAAATCTACACCACTGATCCATTTATAACATTCACATCACAATTCACAGATAACACCGTCAAAATTCTAGCAAATACTGCTCTACCAAACACAGATCTTGTCATTTATGGAATAAAGTTAGAAGTTGCGACGAAGGCAAGCAGCAAAGAAACTATAACGCAAGAGAAGATATTAGAAAGTGCAAAGTCGATGGCTGGATTTTATCCAAGCGATTCAACGGACTATATCGAAATGCAGGCATCAAGTTTGTTAAAACCAAATTCTGTGTATGCCTTGCAAGATTCTATACAAAGTTTAGTGGATAGAATGACACATTATACGTTTGAATCTTTATCTGACGCAGATAAAGAAACCTTCATAAGGAACTATGCAAACTCAATAAATATACTAACGACTTCGATGCAAACATCTATAGACTCAGATATCTCAGCACATGAAGATATCACAAAGAAAATAGAATCTGCTAGCATCGTATATGGAATATCTTCTAGTTATAGTGACCCAAAGGCAAAGAGACTACTAGACTTAACACTAAGGGATGATGTAAAGACTAACCTAAAATGACAGCAACAAGAACGTTTTCGGATCTCGATCTAAACTTTCAGCCGCATCCAGTGACTGGGGATGTCGTCAAAGTCAAAAATGAAAATGCTATCGTCACCTCAGTAAAAAATCTACTATTAACTAATTTTTACGAGCGGCCATTTAATCCACAAATAGGATCAAACATAAACAATCTTTTGTTTGAGCTGCTCGATGGCCTCACAGCTGGTGCTATAGCAGAAGATATGAAAACTGTGATAAGAAATTTTGAACCAAGGGTACAAGTTGATAGTGTTAATGTCACACCAGACTATGATAATAATGGATTTAATGTGACAATGGAATTTTTTATTGTAAATAACCCAGAACCAATCACAATCAACTTTTTCCTAGAGAGAACTCGATAAATGGCGAATCTCGACGCTAAACTCAGAGTTGCAGAACTCGATTTCGACACAATAAAACAAAATCTGAAGAACTTCTTGCAGAGTCAATCAGAATTTTCTGATTATAACTTTGAAGGTTCGGGTCTGTCTGTGTTGCTCGATGTGCTGGCATATAATACCCACTATATGGGATATTATCTGAATATGGTGGCAAACGAGATGTTCTTAGACTCAGCGATAACAAGACCATCTGTTGTATCTCATGCTAAGTTACTTGGTTACACGCCAAGATCTAGAATAGCTTCTCAGGCCTTGCTAGATGTTTCTTTCTTAGAACTTGGTGGCGGATCGAACAGTGCCATGAGTATTCCAAGATTTACAAGATTCGGAACATCAGCAAAAGATGGCAAAAACTATATTTTCGTCTCCACTGAACAACGAATCGCAGCTAGAAATAGTGCTGGATATTATAACTTCACGGATCTGGTCATCAAAGAAGGTCAGCCAGTAGCATATACATTCACGTACAATCAATCAACTAACCCAAAGCAAATATTTGAATTACCAGATGTTGGAATAGATACCACGACTATAGGTGTAGTTGTACAGAAATCTTCTCTTAATTCAACGAGAGAAACCTATGAGTTCGCTGATAACTCCACACAAGTCTCAACAGACGATCCTGTTTATTATATTGAAGAAAATCGTAATGGTAGATTTCAAATCTATTTTGGAGATGGTGTTATCGGGAAGGCTCTGAGCGATGGTAATATTGTAATCGTTTCATACATCATAACTTCTGGTTCTGATGCAAATGGAATCAAAACTTTTAGATTGGCCGATAATATAAAACCAGGATCACCTGTCACAATTACTGTAAAATCAGAATCTTCTTCTGGTAGGTTTGAGGAAGATATAGATTCAATCAAGTTCACGGCGCCAAAATCATATATTGCGCAGAACAGAGCAATTACAAAGAATGACTACATTTCTTTGATTTCAAAAAACTATCCATACTTTGATTCTGTTACTGTTTGGGGTGGTGAAGATAATGATCCACCCCAATATGGTAAGATATTCTTCTCGGTTAAACCAAGAGGAAATTATGAGATCACGCAAACTGAAATTGAATTTGTAAAAGAAAATATCATAGCTCCAGTAAGCATATTGACTGTAACTCCAGAATATGTTGGTCCTGATTATAATTATTTTAACTTTAAAATTAATGTGACGTATGATCCAAGAAAAACTAACAAAACTCCTGGAGAAATTCAAACAGCTGTATATGCCGCAGTTATAAACTATAACATACAAAACTTTAACACGTTTAATAGCTCATTTAAAATCTCAAGATTAATTCGTGCCATTGACGATGCTGATAAATCTATTGAAAATAATTTGATTGATATCGTCTTAGAAAAAAGATTCAGACCACAAATAGGAGTTTCTGCTAATTATCGTATTGATTTCCACGTTCCATTATCTAGAGGAACATCAATACAAAGATTAATTAGCGAACCGAGTTTCGTACTGTTAGATGATATTGGAGTCGAAAGAACTTGTTACTTGGAAGAGATACCACAATCTTTCTCTGGTGTTGAGGAAATTGAAGTATTAACTCCTGGATCTGGATATACAGATATTCCAGATGTCACAATATTGGGTGATGGTGAAGGCGCTATTGCTGGCGCGATTGTAGTAAATGGCGCAGTGAAGTCCATTAAAATAACAAAAACTGGATCTGGATATACAACAGCGGTTGTAAAGATAACGGGTGGAAATGGAACTGGCGTAACAGCTCGCGCTTTAATGCAAGGTAAGATCGGAAAGATTAGAGCATATTATTTCGACAGCAATTCAATCAAAACTATAATCAAAGAGGAAGCTGGTGTAATATACTATGATGAGGGTATTGTTCAGTTAACAAACTTCAAGCCAATTTCGGTTAATGATGCATTTGGTACAATGGTATTGAAATCTACTCCAGCGACAAATGCATTTGCCACAAAGAGAAATGCTATTTTAACTCTAGATACTACTGATCCTGCTTCAATAGATATAGTTGTACAGGCATCGGAAAGCTGATAATGGCTACAACTGAAAAGACAATCTCATCATTAGTTGCGCGACAATTACCAGATTTCGTTAGATCTGATCATCAAACGTTCCAGAGATTCATAGAGCTTTATTATGAGTGGCTTGAAGATTCTACAAAAGGGAATACTGTATATCACATAGTTAATTCTGAGAAATATCGAGATATTGATGAGACTATAGATCCGTTCATCGCAACATTTAAAGAAGAATTTCTTCCATACTTCCCAGAAAAAACCTCTCTTGATATTACAAAAATACTAAAACAGGCAAGAGAATTTTATCTTCAAAAGGGCAGCGAAGATTCAGTTAAATGGTTGTTTCGAGTATTATTCGATCAAGAAGTTGAATTATTTTATCCAAAGAAACAAATACTCAAGGCATCAGACGGTAAGTGGAAACTTCCACTTGCATTTAGAATTCAGCTCACCACAGAAACAGAAGACCTTGATCCAAATCTTCTCGAGAAATTAAAAGGCGAGGGATCGAAGTCAACAGCAACTTGCATCATTGAATCTGCTAATAAAACTATTGATAAGAATTTTGGCACAGAAATTCTTGAAATATATGTATCAAACGTATTTAAAGATTTCGTAAACGGCGAATTTTTAATAATTCGTGGAGTACAAGGATATACTGAAGACAATCCGTTTAAGGCTAAAATCATCGGGTCTATATCTGGAATAAAAATCGATTCAAACATAACTACTGATCCTCAACAAAAAAGAAGAGGACTTCTTTATAGAGTTGGTGATCCAGTTGTTGTTTATGGCGGATTAGATAATACACCAGAGGCTAGAGATGCTGTTGCATATGTTTCTGATGTATCACAAGGATCTATTGAAGGCGTAAATATCACATTCCCTGGATATGGATATAGACAATTTTATAATACACAATTCACAGTCATTTCTTCTCCTGGCGATGATCCAAATTCAAACTCCTCGACGGATATAAGAGTTTCTTCTGTTGATATAACTCTTATTGCTGGTAATAGTCAGGCTTCTTTTAAAGAAGTTATTTCAGTTGATAAGATGCCAATTACATACCTATCTGGCGTTCAGTTAGATAATGCAAACTATGCATTACTTACAACTAATAATAGAAATGCTTTAATTCAAGTAACAAGCTCGACCGCATGGAAACAGGGCGATCTAGTTTATGCAAATGGCAGTAGTTATTTGACTGCTAATTTTAGAGGCACAATATTAACATCAAACTCAGGATCATCGACGCAATTTATTGTTCATCAAATATCAAATACAAAACCGCTAACAACGACTGGTTTCTTGAATGGACAAACTCTTGTTCTGGCAAATAGTTTAATTGGATTGACAGGAACAACTGTAGTAGATCAAGAAATAAAAGCCAATGCCAATTCTCAGATAATACAAACGTTAAATTTC